TAACACGATATGCGAGTTAGGTAGGGGTTTTATTTTTAGCATGATAGACTATTACTAAAGCATTACACTCAGGACAAGAAAGATTAGTTTCTATTAAGTAATCTTCTGACAAACTTGAGTCTTCATCTATATCGTGATCTCCACCCCATATTAAGTCTGCATCACAACACCAACAGTTCATGCCCATACGTGAGTTTTTTTCTCTCCTTGATACTTAATAGCTAACTTTTCTTCTATAAGAATCTTACATATGTCTCTTTCTGTTTCACCAGTAAAAATATTAATTAGAGGTCTACCATATTTACCTTTATCTACTACCTCTATTACCACTTTCTTTCCACAAAGAACTTTTAGTCTCTGTTTAGCTTTCAGTCCTAATTCTTTCTCCCTCTTCCTTTCAGGATACTTTTTAATATTAATTCTAGATTCAGGAGTATCAATACCATTAAGCCTAAACGATTTTTTTATCCATACATCAAATCCAAGATCTGCTTTTAATACAATACTGTCTCCATCAATTATCCTAACTACATCAGCAGAGTAGATATATTTCTTTTTGCTCATGGGAATCTGCCTTCTTTTAACTTAGATATTAATCTATCTCTATACCACTGACTTTTATTAAGATCTTCTATCCCATTCTTATTAGGGTATCTCCAATCATATTGCATAATTGTTCCCCTCAAAAATCCAATAAACTCTTCTGGAGTTAGCATAGCTTCAATAGCATCTATACACTCAATAGTATCTGTCCTGTAATGGCTAGGATTAATTTTATCCTCTACTATTGAGCCATCAAAAACCTTTGTCACTTTTTCCTCCTTCCGATTACTTGCATTATAAGCTCTATCCCATGCTTCAGGCGGCTCATCATCTAAACTCATTGTAATGTCTGTTTCAGGCAAGCTGTTTTTCCAATCGTTCATCAGATCTCCACTCTTCAGGTAAGGTATCAGAGGTGTACCATTTAAAATTGTTTTTACTGGCCCACTCTCCATGACTTCTTTTACTACCATCTTTTCTTTTTTGTGCGAAAGGCATGGGTAAATTAGGATCAGCAAATACAAAAACTAATTCAGTATTAGGAGCTAATGTTTTTCTAATCCATACATACTTATTGTATTCAGAGTGATCCCAGAACCTGCCTTTAGCTTCAATAAGAATTTTCTTTTTACCAAACCATTTTACAAAGTCAGGTTCGTATTTATGCTCAATAACATAATCAATAGCATCTCCATGATGCTCCCAATCTTTCAAAACTGTAGCGTGTAAAGTTCTTTCAAAAGCAGAATCATATCCACCTTTAGATCTTCTTAACTCAGGTGGACGTTTCTTTCTTTTTCGTTGCATTAACCTCTGCCTGTTTGCTGACAATACTTTTTTACATCTAATAATGATATTGATTCTAGTGATTTAGTTTTAAGAAGTCTTTTTAATATAGACTTCATTCCTTTACTAGACATAGCAATAGCATAATAGTAAGAATCATTATTAGCGTATTCTGTTTTAGATATAGAAGCTTTAGTTACTTTAGATGCTTCCTCATCTGATAACTGTTCTTTTAATAATGTCATGCAATATTCTTCAGCTTTTCTATTTAATTTTTTCATAAACTTTGCATTCATATTGAAGGAACCTCATCTACTTTAGGTAAAACTGCTACTCTAGTTAAATACTTTATTCCACTAGCGTATCTAAATGCTCTCAGTCCTTTACCACCATTGCTTTCTTTCCAACAGTCATTCTTGTGAGAACAATATACACAACCAACAGCCAGTTTCATATTTCCAGATTTACCCTCTGGTACAGGTTGATAACAAAGCTCAGGAGGAGTGTCTTTTGATATAGCTTCTTTAATTCTTTCAATTTTAATTCTAGCATTAGGTTTAACTAGCTCTCCTGGTTGATAAGAAGTAAGCTCTCCTGTTTCTTTATTGATCGCAAGAAAACCTCCTCCAGTAGTTTCTTCAGCAGTCTCATAAGCAGAAAGCTGCATAAGGTAACCAAATGTGTCGCTCTCATGCAAAGAGTTGTCAGCAAATTTCTTAAATGCAAAATTAGAAGCAGTCTTGATATCTACTACTTCTCCATTTACCTTGCAATCAATGTGACCTTTTATGCCATCTAAGTTAACTTCTTTCTGTTCATCAGTTACTTTGTTATCTGTTATTCGTAATAACATTAGAACTATTTCTTCTAATAGATGACCATATAAAAACTTAATAAAAGTTTGTGGAGGTATTCTAGAAGGGAAGCTATTAGTCTTTCTACTATCAAACCATAACTGCCTTAAAGGTTTTCCTATGTTAGACATTCTAATAGTGAACTCGTTAGAAGGTTGTGGAGAAGCCCAATGTTTAATAACTTCTTTGATTGCTTCTCCTGTTTGTTCTATGGCTTCATCTGATAAATCAATAGCTCCATCATTCAGTTTATCTAGTTTGTTGTAGATGGATTTGACTATAAGGCTGTCCATAATTGATCCCATTGTTATTTGTGGTTTTCCAATACTTATTAAATATCAGTTGATCAATTAAGCCATGTGTATACTCTCTGCTTAATGGACTGTACTTAATAGTTTTTAAACATTTTTTACAGATATTTTTACTCTTCTTTAAATTAAAATCTTTTTTAGATGTTGTGTTACAGTTGACACAGGGAGTATGTTTAAATAAATTCATTCTAGATGCTTCCAATTTAAATTGTCATATAGTGTCTGTTGATAAACTCTTTGGCAGCGACTAATGAAGTCAGTATCTTCCCAATTAGTATTCCCTCTTACCCAACAGTCTCTTGCAACATTCATTTCTTTTACCAGCCCTTCATCGTTAGCTGATATGTAAGCAGCTTTTTCATCTCGAAATGCAAACCTCCCAAGATGGTAGGCTCTTTGCCACAGTTGTTTATTCACTTTACATCTCCTCAGTGTGTCTCGCTCCAGTTATTGCCTACATTGTATTCACCAGTTAAAGGACAATTAAGTTTTAAGGAGTTACCTGCCTGTTCAATGGCAAGTACACCTAGCTTACCCACTTCATCAGCTATACTAGCTTCAGCCTCTATCTGCCACTCATCATGTACATTAGCTACAAAGTGAGTGTCATATGGTTTTAAGGTATTATTTAAGATTACTAATGCTTCTTTCATAACGATAGCACCTGCACCCTGCAGCAAAGTATTCAAAGCACTATGCTCACTTCTCACCCCAAGTTTTCTACCATCGAGTCCTTTTAGATGTCCATTTTTTTGAAACGCTCTAGCAACTTTATTTCTAAGGTTTGCGAATGCAGGGAGATTATCGAAGAAAGATTTTCTAAGTCTCGTACCAGTTTCTTTGTTTCCTCCAGCCACAGTTCCAAGCTTTTCATCTCCTGCTCCGTATAAGAGTGCATAGATGAATGTTTTTGCCTGATCTCTAGATTCAAGTCCTGCAAGGTGCTGGTTAGCAGTGTGTATGTCTCCTGATATGATTTCATTAGTGTAGTCCTTATCATTCATGTAGTGAGCTAACATCCTTAACTCTAGTCCTGAAGCATCAATACCCACTAACTTATAATTAGAAGGTACTCTCCATAAACTTCTAAAGTTTCTACCATAAGGAGCCTTAACACTAGGAACTTGTGCCATGTTTGGTTTCCTGTGAGTCATACGCCCTGTCACTGTTCCATTGTGTATGACATGGCTATGTACTCTAAATGTGCTAGGGTTAGCCTCTTCAATCCAAGAGTTAAGCTGCGCTATGCGCTTCTCTAACAGGAAATAATGCTTAATTAGCCTAGCTTCTGGGATATCTGTAACAGTCTCTAATACTTTCTCATTCAGTATTGCTCTGCCTTTATCAGTAAACTTAGTAGGCTTCCATCCAAACTCTTGCAAGTATTCAATGAGCTGCACCCTGCTAGATACATTTATTTCTTTAACTTCAGTTCTTACAATATGATCTTTATCAGTTTGCTGCATCTCAAGATACTCATCATCAGTTAGCCTAACACCTCCACCACATTCAGATACAGCGTTCCTTGCTACGCTGCCGTCCTTCTTGTACTTAGGATATAACTTAGTGGATATGGTCTTAGGCTTGAAGACTTCCTTGATACTGTTCTCAGTCTTAATGATGTCTTTCTGAAGCTCACTTTGAATAGTAGAAGCCTTATCAAAGTCCAGTAAGAAGCCATGTCTTTCT